GTTTCTATATTTGGGTTGGCTTCAAGGGTTAAAATTATTTGGTCATATGAATCAACAAGCTCCTGAGCTTTTGAGGCTGATTCACCAGTTTTTTCCAGTCTCCTATAAGCATATTTTAGAGCTTCATCATCTCCTGGCATACTTACTAATGGCGATTTAGCAGGGTCTGGAACAAAACTGTTAGGTATTTCTACAAGTCCATATTGGTCTGCACCCAATGCACCCATACCTAAGTATTGCTTTTGAACTGTTCCTCTAACACCATCTTTTACAGCAGGTACAGAGTAAGGTTTTTTAACATCTGTTCCTTTTTCTCTTGCCATCTGCTTTATCTGCGCTTCACGATAACGCTTTGTAAGAGCATCTTGCTCTGCCTGTCTAACGGAAGCAGCTTTTTCCGCAGCAATCTGACGCTGACGCTCTTCAGCCGTACCATACGCCTCACGAGCCTTGCCTAAAGACGCACCAAGGATTTGCCCAAAGGTCATAGGCCTGTCCTGATACCCGCCTAGCTGTGACATAGTTGACCCGAAAGCACCTAACGCAGCAGAACCCGGTGTGCCGCGCTGAGGCAGCATAGAACGAAGCCCAGAAGCCCCTGTGGTGGGCGTTACAAGCCTTGCCTGCGGTATACCCATACTTGGCTTTGGTGACGCTCCTAGAGCCATTAAGGCACGTTGACGAGCGTTCTCTACTAAAGAGCCGGGCTGTTGCTGTACTGTACTTTGTGGGGCTGGGCCTGTTCTTGCATCAGCTTCCAGAAAAGCATCAATAGCTGGCCTGCGAGTAGCACCAGAAAGAGCGTTTCTTCTTAGTTTTAGTAAGTCCATCAAGCTCTCCTATGCGCCAAGTAGGCCAAGGTCGCTGGCAAGACCAACGCCTTGCGTAGCCAAACCAAGGAAGTCTGCTGTCGGGTTTCTGAACTGAGGTGTAATCTGCTCACTGCCAACAGTACCACCAGCAACCGTAGCCATATAATCACGCAGCTTTTGCTGTTGACGGTTCTGCTCAAACTGGAAGCGTTCGATATCTGCTGCAAGCTCTGCCTGTGACTGAGCCTCTCTTGCGCCGCCAACCTGTGCCAAGCTCATTAGGTCTGCCATACCGAACTCACGAGCCGCTGGTGCCTGTGCAATCGCTTGTTGTTGTGCTTGTAGTGCCATTGGTGCCAATGCTTGACCCAACGCGGCCTGCTGATAGCCAGAACCGTAACGGCCTGCCTTAGATGCTTGCGCTTGCACTTGCTCAACAACCGGACGAAACGCAGCAGACTGTAGCGGGTTAGTACCCATTAGGTTCTGCATCACAACATCTTGTACGCCCTTGATGAAGGGGCTACCAGTGATAGCTTGCTGGCGAATGCCTGACAAAGCCATCTCAGATTCTGGAGAAAACCCTACGGTTGTCTGACCAGGGTAATACTGAGGCTGTGCAGAGCTATATAAATCCTTTGCTTCGGAAAGACCGTACTCAAGGAATGGCTTTGCATACGCTGGTGGATTCACCATTGTATTGATTGTTCTTGTGCTGCCACCGCCGCCTTTGCTCATCTCATATTTCCTTTATCAGTACAGTTGACGCTGCATTGTAATCCTTTAACTGGCGTTCCCAGCCTTTGCGCCCGATGATTTCCATTGCATTGCATCCGTGGCCTCTAGCCCATTCAACAATATTTTTCTCAGCTTCTATAAGCTCACCCATATCACCGCCTGCTAACCATATTCGGCAAACAATCTTTTGCGGGTAGTCAACCACTTCAGTCACTATAGCAGAATTTTCCAACGGAAAAAACTGTGCGCTACCGTCCTTTATAGCATCTACAACGTCTACAAGGCTATGTGTATCGCCAGAGTACGCAAGGGCGGCTTCTATATGATGAGCTAGTCTTTCTAGTTCATCCAATGATGAGGTAGGCAACATCTACATCGTGTCCGTGGTTTTTATGTTCGATTATCATTGACCCATTCGTGCTAGTGCTTTTAACAAATGGGTAACTGTGTTCTAAAGTCTCGTTGTATCCGGTAAAAAACACAACGCTCTCAACGCCATAACGAGGGTCGCTAACTGTTGTTGTGGTTGTGCCACTTAATAAAGTTGTATAGCCAACGCTGTTAAGACCGCCGTTTATTGTTCTGTTTAGAACCTCAGCAGTTTCTCTTGTGGTTGCTGTAACAGGATTCAATATTCTAAGATTAGTAGTTCTCTGAGAAACAGTCATCTTCTGCCCACCTGTCTTGCTTCAACGTCAATGCCGTGAGCAAAAGACCAATTACCACTGAGCAACATCTTTACGCGATGATACCTATCTGCGGCTCTGAACGGAACGAAACCAGCAGCATTAGTTGTGCCGCCTGCTTGAAACGCAACTGTGTCTGTAGGCGTACCTCTAAGGCCGACAAACAACTCGACACTTCCATCCTCGTGATAAGGATAAACTCTTGTTACAATGCTATGTTTGCCCATACTTACGGCTGCTTCGCCAGTAGTAATGGTTGCTTGTAATGGGTCTCCGGTAAATGTGTAAAGCTGTCCACCTACAGCACCACCAAAGAAGAACTCACCACCACGGAATAGCTGGCTGTCAAGAACAGTAGTCAAGCCATCTAATGTCGCTGACAGATTGTCTAAATCCTCGACTGTATAACCGGCACTAAAGAATGGCGCAACTAAGTCACTTTCAACATTGCCAATAGACCAGCGACCCAAAGCATAGTTGAATATCAACAAACGGTCAGGGCGACCTGTGGTGCTAGATGCGCTTGCATAAGACCAAACAGCTATCTGGTTTAGTGGGTCAACAGCAGATGTCATATTATTCTTATAAGATGCGTTAAAATCCTTAAAGAAAAACTTGTCGATTTTTTCGTTGCCGATTGGCGTACTCTTTTGTCCGTCAAACATATGGAAACCGTTGTCTGACAGATAGAACACTGTTGAGCCGTAATTGCACACAGAACCAGGCACAGAACAACCACGCTGGCTTTCAACTTTATCAAACTGCCAGATTAGCGGCGGGCCTGTGTATGTGGCACGGAAGATAGCTTTTTCACACAGAATGGTTGCATACTCACCGCCAACTAGGCCGGTAATAGCACCAGCATCAGGTAAGTCTTGAAAGTCTGCTTGGTCAATACCAGCAGTCCAGCTTGTTATGTCGTTGAAACCAGACCACCTTGTGCGATATGGAATGCGGCCAGAACCTTCATCAATATTTGCCGTCCAGATAAAATCACGCACAACTGCCAAGTAATCTGCTTTTGGTGCAGAACCAGACAAGTCAGAGAAAGCTGTATCTGTGCCTAGCTGCCATTTCTGCAACTCTTCACCAATACCGCCGGAAACAATGACGTACTCACCAAACTGCACAAACCGCCACTTTTCTGCACCAGTAAGGTCATAGGCAGGGGTGCCAGCTTTACTGACATCATCAAGATTGTTTGTTGACGGATTAAACGAATACAGCTTTGCATCATCACCAGCAAACAGCTTTATGTTTCCAGTGTTATCTCTAGCTGGATAAACGCCCCTAATAGTACCAGCGGCAGCGTTACTGAAGCTGATAAACTGATTTAATGGACGATAACCGTTTAGCGCAGGAATAACATTCTCTGCTGTAACAACTCCAGCGTTCATAAAGTCCGGCTGGTCAGGCATCCATTCACCAAAATTAATCATTGTCCTGCCCAAACCCCGCTGCTTGATTTCGGTGTTACTAAACTCCAGACCTCAGAGCCAACGGCTACCGTTGACCAAACTTCTGTGCCAATAGGAACTACGCTCCACTCTTCACCCAAAATAGTCATTTTTGTTTCCTGTGAAACAACTGCACCACCTGTCGATGCGCCACTAAATATTCCGTTCATATTGCTTGTAGATGTTATTGCTGTACTTGCAGTAGCTGACATCAGCGTTACAAAGTTAGAGCTAGACGTTGCCGAAGCTGATATTGCCACTGCCCCAGATACTGTTCTAATTCTTGTACCATCTAATGCAGCAGTGCCGACAGCATTAACCAAAGCCTCAAATGGTCTTACCCTAGCAAACGCTGTAGAAGCCGTAGAGACAGCCGTTACGGACGCTGCCAGTGGTCTTATACGACTTGCGCCGCTAGAAGACGTCAGTGACGCTTGAACAGAAGCTGAAACACTTTTTAACTTTACCGCACTAGAAGATGCTGACGAAGCAATGTCTGCTAATGCCTCGGCAACCTTTACCTCAAGCGACAGCGTGTCTAATGCGCCATAGTTCCAGCTATCCAGCGCACCCCAACCATCCATATGGTCTAAGGCAACAGCAGACCAAGCAACCTTATCGCCAACTGTGTCTACAGTAAACGAAAGGCTGTCTAGTGTGCCGGTTAACCTATCTAGGGGTGCTACTGTTGACATTGACTATACCTAAGCAGCCGTGATGTCCATATCACCTACAGCAATCTTTAGAATGTCACCTGTGTCGATAACTTTACTGGCAGTCAGTGCGCCGTGTATTAACAAGTTGCCACTGGTGCTTGCATCGAACAAACCAAAATGGCTTACTGTTCCCCACGAACCTGTTGCCGCTGAAAACTCGACAGCACCGCTATTGCTTGCAGTACCAGATGCAGCCGCAGCAAAAGCAATTGACTCACGAGCATAACCATTGCCGGTAAGCTCTGTGCCGCTGTTGTCATCGTTAAATGAACCAGTAGATAAGCCGACATACACTGTCGATGGCATTGTGTATGCGCCAGTTCCTAGAATATGGTCGAGAATTTCGTTCTCAAGATAATCACTCATTGCAGACATAGTTTATTTCTCCGCTGCTGTATTCTGCCGCAAATAGACAGACTTGGTTTGTAATGGCCCTGTGCCGTAATG